GTAGAAGAAGGCCTTGCTGAGAAACGGACATTTCGCTTTTCGTTGCGATTGGATGTGGCTCGAGCTGATCCGAGTCGACCGCCATGTGAGCGATTACAGCTGAGGTGTGCGATGCCTGCGGCCTCGAGGCTTGGTGCTATTTCTCCGGTTTCTGCTAGTGGTGGTTCGTGGTCAGCGCTTGGCCCGTCTGGGTGTGATCCGGGCAAGGTCATGTCGACGGGATACCCGCAGCGAATGCACACGGGCTCGCACTTCTCGAGTACCTGTTTCCGCCATGCTTTGTAGGCGGCACTTGAGTGGGCTCGGCTCATACTTTGCGCCGGCCGAGTATGCGGTTGACGGCCTCGAGGGGGTAGCCCTTCTGCCGGGCTTGGCAGGCCATGAGCCAACGCTCGTGTGTGTCTGGCCGGCAGTATTGGCAGGGGCTGGTTTGGTCGGTGTCTATCCATCCGCGGTAGCAGATGACGTGGCCGCAGTTGCAGCCGGGCTTTCGACAGTGTGCGTCTAGTTCTGTTGGTGTGTGCATGTTCGTTTCCCCTAGCGTTTGGGCCACTCGTCCCGACCTTACCCCTGCGGGGTCAGGCCGAGCGGCCTCTGGTGGTTAGTTGGTCTGTTCCCCGATCATCCTCTAATCCTTTCGGATATTGCATCTTCTCCGCAGTCATGCGCCATTTGTGCATGACAGGCCCACCAGCTCTGACCTGGGTTAGATCCCTCGAGTACCGGGACCATGACATGCGCTGTCATGCGGCGTGGTGCTGAGTCTGTTAGTTGTGTGCCTGGGGGTGTTGCTCGAGGTAGGCCTGCCACACGTGGGCCTGCAGCCGACCGCGCTCGCCTACGGGGATGCCTACCTTGCGGGCCCACGCCCGAACATCCTTTTCGGTTGCGATCATGCCTGTACCTCCTGCGTGAATGCTTCGACCGTGGTGCTGGAGTTCATTTGCTCGATGACTGCCGAGGCTGCTCGCTTCGTCAGGTCGTCGAGGTTGGTCACCGTACTCTGGTTCGCTGCCATTAGGCAAGCATTTACTAGGCCCATGAACTCCTCGCGTGTCGTAATGCCCATGTCTTTAGCCATGCCGCGGATCTTGCCTTTCTGTGCAGCTGAGGCGCCGTTCTCGATGCCGCCCTGCGGGTTCTTCATGACCGTGGGTACAGGCTGACCGTTCGGGAAACTCTCAACCTTGGGTTGAGGCTTGTAGAACGGGTCATCATCTGGTGTGCCCGTGAGGCGCTCGGCTTTAGTTATCTCTGTCATCGAGGCGCGGAACTTCTCTTTCGAGTATCCGGCATTTGCTAGGGCTCGGCCGATAGCCGACGTCTCACAATTCTCGAGGGCTGAGGTTTTGTTGACCGGCGAGCCGCCGACTACCTCCTCGGCGAATCCGTTAGCTGCGAGCCGGTCGCCGATCCACACCTGGGCTTCCATGAGGTACTGGAGCGGGCGCCCTGAGTCGTCGCGCACTACCTCGATCAGCCTGGACTCGATGCGGCCGTCGGCCTTGTGTTCGCCCCAGAACTTGTGGATGCGGGTGTCGACGGTTTCGTATTGGCTGAGGTCAAACGCCATGGTTAGCCGCCAATACCTCGAGGCAGCGCCATGAGCAGAAATGCATGGTGATGCCCGCTCGAGGTGTGACCGTTAGGAATGTGCCGTCGTGCATGATTGTGCGACAGTCGTTGCATTGGTAGAGGATCATGCGAGTATTTCCCATTCTCTGAGGATGCGGCCGTGGTTGCCCTTGACCATGGATGTGGTGAAGCCTGACGCTCGAATAAGGCCCTTTGAGGCCCATGAGTGCATGAGTGCGCCTACCTGGTTTGTAGATCCGCAGGGTAGGCCCACGTGCATTCTGAGGTCGTCGGCGGTGATTGTCTGCCCAGTCCCAAGGTTGCGCCGGTAATCGTTGGCCCGCTGGTGCCATTCTGCGTCTTTGACGACGGCGGCTGTGGCTGCGGCTTTGGCTGCGTAGCCGCTCCCAGCAGTACACCAGCTGCAAATGCTATTGCGGAGAGGCCGACCACAAGTAGTGCAGTCGCTAAGCGTTGTTCCGAAGAGTGTGTCATTTTGCATCGTTTCCCCTTGTGTGTTTGTTAAAGGCCTGGGGCCTCGAGCCAGCCGATTAGGCCCATGAATGCTAGGCCTACCGCGGTGGCGCCAATATAGAACAGGACTCTGACGAAGTACTGGAGCGACATTTCCCCTACTTTCCTGGTGTGCAGGTCCAGCGGCCGCCGGCCCAATGCTTCGAGCCTGACCACTTCCCGCGGTGGTTGAGTGTTTCGACCATGGCCGCGATCTGGAGGTTTGCCGGCCATTTGTGCATTTCGGTTGCTCGCAACTGCGCGGCAAATCGGCGCGGCTTGGGGTGCCAGGCCTTGAGCCAGTCGAGCATCATCCAGGTGGCCCCATCGGTCAAGGCGTCATTAAATTGGAACATGCCAAAATAGCCGTTTGCTCGGTTAGTGCTTTTCGGGTTGCTGTGGCTTTCCCGTTCGGCGACACAATGCACATAGGCGGTTTGGTCGGGCGGGATTATATACGTCGGGCCTGCGAGGAGCGCCGCAGCTGCTACGGCCGCCACAATCACACGGCCTCAATGATCGTAACGGTAGACGATACCCGAGTGCGCGTGATTGCTTCCACGCTGTCGCGGTTTACTCGCCTCTGGCCCCCGGGCGTCTTGTGCCCTTCGATTATTCCTTTGTCCACGTATTGCCGAACGGTTTCCCGCGTGACCCCCAGAATTCTGGCGGCCTCTCCAGGCGTAATCATTTCGCTCATCGTTTCCCCTTTCGGGTCAGACATTAGCGGTGTCTGCGCTATTTGCGCTTTTATTTCTTCGGCGTGTTGAGAATCGGCAGGGGGTAGGTCTGGGCATTGTTCTCGCCCTTAGTTGAGAAGCTGACGTGAATATGGTGCATGTGCCCGTAGCCCGAGCCGCGCCATTTCCACATCGAGGTCGGGTAGGTGCCCGAGGCGATTTGATCGTTAAAGACCACGTATTTGATGCGGTTAGCGCCCGGTATACCCGAGGCGGCGTAGGCCACGATCTGGTTAGCGAGCCGCTGCGCTGCGCCCGGATCTTTCGGGTCGAGATCCTTGTCGATGTCAAGGGCGTGGACTAGGCCTCTACCGTCAGGGTTATGGTCGCTTTGCCGGCTGACGTGGGCCTTGTCGCCGATCCAGCCGTCTGAGCGCTTGTCACGCTTGGGCCAGCGCTTGTTGATCTGGTTTCGGAGGGTAATGCCTCCGGCAATTAGGCGGGGCATTACTCGCCCTCGATTTCTAGCTCGGGCATTGTGGCGATGTCGTCGACATAGGGCCTGGAGTTGACGCCGTAGCGGTAATCGTCGCGGTTGATCGCATTGAGGAGGACGGGTATCCCAGCGGCCCCTAGGGCCATCACCAGGGGGTGAACCTCGGAGGTGGCAAGCCATGAGCCCAAGGCCCCCAGGAGGGCTCCTGCGAGGCTCTTGGCGACTGTACCTTCCCAAGTAACCGCTAGCCATTTACCCATTGCCTGCCACCTGTCCTAGAGTCGACTTGCCAGGTCGTCTATCTTTGCTGCTATGTCTGCCAGGCTGCTGCCGCCGTTGCGGTAGCCGGGCTGAATGGTTTTTGTGTAGCGCTCGATCTCTTGCCGGACTACTGAGCGAATGAGCCAGAACAGGCCGGTGAGGAGTAGCGCTAGGGCTGTCAGGATACCGACGGAGATTCCGACTACATCTGTCCACTGCATTAGCCCAGGCTAACGATTCTTGAGGCGTTCGCGCACTATGGCGCGAGCGCGTTCCGTCGAGTTAGTCGCCTTAGGGGCGGGCTTCTTGGCGGTGCGCTTCTTGGGCTCCTCGACGGGCTCGAGTGCCTCGATAATTTCCTCGGCCTGCTGATCGCTCATGCCACGAGTCCCGGGTACATGACGGCGATCATGGCGTCCGTAAAGCCCAGACTCTTCGCGTGTGCAATTGCTGCCTCTCGGGCTACTGCGGCGTCGGCTTCTGCCTTGGCCTTAGCCTTTTCGGCTGCGGCGTCTGCCTTAGCGTCAGCCTCGAGTTGTGCGGCTTCTTGGGCTGTGAAGTCGCGCTCGGTGACCGTGGGCGGGTCGGTGGAGAGGTCTGTTTCGATGACGTCGGCCATAATGCTCCTTTATGAGTTTCGGTAACCGTAAACGCGCAGGGTTCCAGTAATGGTCCCCGAACTGCTGAAGAAACTAATTCCGTCATAAGCCGTAGCAAGTGTGTGCCTACCTGGTCCGTCCCTCTTAATCGGAATTGTGCTTGCGCCGACTGAGTCGTGCAGGCTGTACGTTGCGATGGCTTGGGCTGGCAGAAAAATGTTGATATTGGCTCGAATAAGTTGTGACGCTCCAATAGCCGCGACACCGATTTGCGTGTCGCCTGAGCTTCCCGCCTCCCAAGCGGTCCCACTTGTATCTATATAGCGGTAGCCCCAGTCATAGTTACCGGCAGCCGCATCGGTACCTGACAGTCGATACCTGTAGCGGAATACAGTGCTACTATTTATCGAGGAGACAGTAGTCTGGATTAGATAATTGTCGTAAGTAGCGTTAAATACCCCGTTGAGGCTGATCGAGTTTACGGCTGAGAAAGTAATTGCTCCGCCTGATGCGCTCGCGCTCCCCCCGCTGTTGGAAATCGAGGTAGGGGTCACAATCGCCAGGCCTGGGGCGGTCGATGGCGGGGCGATCGAATACCAAGTGGTACCCGAGGCCACATAAACGAAGCGCAAGGTTTGATACTGAGCCGTCGTGACAGTAGTGCCGACAATAGTCCCGCCGCTGACCGTTAGGGCTCCTGCGCCGATCTGAGCAACATTGACGACCATGCCGTCGACAAGGCCCGAAGTCGGCAGGGTGAACGTGCCCGGTGAGGCCGAGTTATAGAGGAACTTATTGCCCCCCAGGATGTCGGCCAGGGTAATCGTGTAGCCCGCCGTCTTGATGCTGTTCGGGCCGCCCGAGGCCACAACGTCGACTCGGTTAGCGAGGGCCAGGGAGGCCGTGGGGTAGTCAGCTACGAGATCCGTCGAGAGGACGTAGGTCGAGCCTCCTGGAGTGGTTGCCATTCTGTGCCCTTTCTAGGCGGCTATTAGGTCGTCGGCTGTTACTACGTTGTACCAGATAATGGTCGGATCTACGTCGCCCCATTGTAGCGTCGGGTCGACCTCTCCCCAGGTAACCGTCTGGTAAGAATATCTGGGGTCTGAGATGGATAGCGTGAGGATGTGCTGACCGGGCGTGTAGGTCTCGGACCAGCCTTCGACCAGGCCGAGGAACTGCTCGAAAGGCGCGGGCTGAGGCAGGTCATTAACTAGGACGTTCGAGCCCGAGATGAGGGCGAGTACCTGATCCCGCTCGGGAACCGTCAGCTGATCCACATAAATCGAGATATTGCCCAAATTCCACAATGGGTAGGCCTGGGCTAGGAGGATCGCGTTTGCTCGGCTGATCGCGTCGGCGTTCGCCTTGAGGCCTGTTTCTAGGGTTAGGGCTCGACGGCCGTAGGTGGCGATTGAGCCGGCATCTGTCGCCTGGTGATATGACGGGGTCGAGCCGTGGCTGACGGTGGCATCGTTAATGATCGAGACCTGGTTTTGAGTCCATGCGGGCGTGAAAATAACGCCATTACTCGGGAGACTGACTGCGGCCGTCGTCGAAGGGTAGGAGTCCCAACTAGCCTCGGCCTCGGCCCAAGTGTTGATCTGGGCTCCCCAGGCCCCGGGGAAGGCCGTTGAGCCGCGGTTGCCATAGGACTCGAATACGACGTAACCCTCGGGCGTATCAAAATAGGTTCCGCCGGACCACTCGGCGAGGGCCTGAAGGCCGTCGAGGCAAGTCTGCGGCTGCGCGTTGCCGGCCGATACGGCGAACAACTCGAGCGTAGTCGTGCCGCCGTTGAGATAGGTCTCGCCTGAGTCAGTCAGGATCTCCTCGGCCCTCAAGTAGACAGTCTCGGAGGCGTAGCCGGACCCGCCCGTAATCCTCGAGCCCAGGTTAGACAAATTGCCAATGCACGTAATGGTCGTGATCGCTGTCGGCGGGGTCGAGGATAGGTGAGTAATCGCTAGGTCTGTCACTTCGCCCGTAAAGCGGCTAAAGCCATACGTCGTAATATCAACAGTCGCGGCGAGGTCGATCGTCAAGCCTTCAGCGCCTCGGAGGGCAATAACGGCGGTCGAGGCCTCGGGCTGCGACTTAATGTCATTACGACCATGAGTAACCGACACCTGGTACTCGACGTCGGCTAGATCGAGGCTGACGCCTCCGATAATGATGTGCGTAATGGGGCTGGTCATTGGAGGACGACCTGCCCGGTGCGGCCGAGACGCTGATCCGAGTCAACAAGCGCCCGCTGAATCGCCTGCATGATTGCTGTGCTGTTGAGGAATGGCGAGCCGGCAATAATCGCTGCCTGGCCTGAGGCGGTTGCCGTCGGGGATGTGCCGGCCATCATTGCGGTAGCCCCGCTCTGGGCAAATCCAGCAGCTGCAAGGGCGTCGCGGATTTCCTTAACCATGGCCTCGGTTAGCGTCTTGCCCATTTGCCGGCCCATTTCGGCTAGGAGAGCGCTCGACTCCTCGAGTTCGGCTTGCATGGTCATGAGGTATCCGGCGGCTGATTGCACACCAGCGAGCAGCATCGGGGGCACCATTTCGGCGGCCGTGGTCTCGGCCATGCTCTGAACGTCGACTAGCTTCGATTGCATGGTCGGAATGAGGCCCTGGTCGATGATTTCCTTGGCGAGTTTGTTGCCTGCCTCGGGGCCGAGGGCGGCCACGGCGTCCCGGAGTTCCGGGCCACCCTCGGAGTTCAGCTGCTTCAGGTAGTTGCCGAATAGGCCCGCCTGCTCGATCTGCTTGTTAAAGCCGTCGATAAGGCTTTGGCCTGTGCGCTTGCCTTCGTCGTCGAATTGTTGGATAGCGCCTAGGTCAATGCCGGAGAGAATATTGCCTGCCATGGAGTCGATCCAGGCGTTCATGTCGTCGCGGGCCGATTGGAGCGCCTTGCCGGCGTCGCTGACCTTGCTGGTGAGTTCCTTGACTAGATCTATCTGAGCCCGAAGGCGAGGGTTCATTTTCTCGATAGCACCCGTAAGGCCTCCGCCTCCTGTGCCACCACCTCCGCCTGCCGCTCCTGCGGCTTCCTTCATTCGGTCGCGCATTCGAGCAATAGCGTTATTCATCGCGTTCAGGCCGTTGTATGCGGCCGTAGGCGTGCCGCCGGTCTCGGCTCCGCCGAATGCGAATACTGCGCGGGTTGCAGCTGCGGCCTCGTAGGCGGCGTATTGGATGTACTCGAATTCTTTTCCGTAGGCTCGGGCCTTCTTGACGGCCTGCTCGAATGCGTCGCCGGTCTGCCACAGGATGTCCCAGGCTTCTTTCAACCGTCCGGTTGAGAGCGCGTCGTTGACTTCGAGCATGGCGTCGGCGAATCCGATCGCGCCTATTCCTGCGTCGCCTACGGCCTTGCCGACGTTCTCGGCAGCCGGTTGCATGGCCCGCATCCGGTCGATTGCGCCATCCATTTCGGCAGATGTTCCACTAACTGCCCCGATCAGACCGGTTCCGAATGACTCGATCAGTTCGCTGGCGGCGATCTGTAGCTTCTTCATTCCTCCTTGGGCCGTGTTTGCTGCGGCTTCGGATTGGCCCTGGAATGTGAGGGTCAGTTGTTCGTTGATGGCGTTCATGTCGCCGGACTTGAGGGTGGTGGCGTCTATGCCTGCGCCGAGTTTGCCAAGCGCTCCCGTGTTGCCGTCGTAAGCCTTGCCGAGTGCGTTAGAGACTGCCTCCAGGCTCTTGCCTGTACCTACTGAGACGTCGAGTGCGATCTGGAGCGCGGACTGGGCTTCCTCGACTGATCCTGTAGAACGTACAAGGCGGTCGAATGCTGGGCGTAGCTCGGAGTCTGTTACGGCTGCGGTGTATTGCAGGTCGTCGATGAACTTGTTAACCTTTTCGGACTGGCTGCCGAATCCGAGGTTATCTAGCGTCGTGCTGAGTTTGGTGAGTTCCTTTTCCTCTTCCATGGCGGCCTGAACACCGTCAACGGCAAGCTTTGCGGCGAATGCTCCAGCCGCCGCAGTCGCCCCGATAAGTGCAGGCCCAACCAGACTATTAAGTGACTTGCCGAAAATCTTAAATCCGTCGTCGGCGTCATTCAGGCCGCGACGTAGTTTGGACGTATCCGCCGCCACATAAACCGTGAGTGTTTTTCCGAGTAGTGCCATTATAGACTGCTCCACTTTCTAACGATTCGATCGACGGCCTGCGCCCATTCCTCAAGGACTGGCCCCTGATATTGCTTAACCTTTGACATCCAGTCGGTGCCCTGACCGAATGCCGGCGGCATCTTCGAGCCGGCTCGTCCTTGACTGCCCTTGTCTGATCCGTAGCGCACCATGGTCGGCGACGCGCCTCCGCTGAGGGTCTTTTTGTTTGCGCCGATCTTGACGTATGGGATTCGGTCAGATCCTGTTCGAACGGTTGCGGCGATTGCCTCGCCCCAGGGACCGGCATAATTTAAGGCGGCATTTTTCCAGGCTGGCACCATGTGCTTTTCGGCGATCGCTCGAGAGGCCACGCGGAGCTCTTTCGTGGCCTCTTTGTCAAGTTGCTTAAATGATCTCAGCACATTGTCGAGCCCGTCGACGTAGGTGTCGAATGTTCTAGTTGACTGGACCGCCACTAGATAACACCTCCACTATGGTCGCTAGTTGCCGAGAATCGTAGGCGGCCACCTCCTCGATGGGCCTGCCAATTCTTACGGCGACTTGGGTTACGAACCTTCTGACGCTGCCGCTTGGGTAGGGTCCGGCGTTTCGCCGTCCTCTGCCCAAACATTCTTTTCCTTCGCCCAGGTCTTAACCTGTGCGAGTGTGCTAGGTGATTCGCCTACGGCGTGGATGTAAGCGCAAATTAGGCGAATGCCCATAGTTCCTGGCTTGCGCTTTGCCTTGTCGTAAAGCTCCTCGGCCTCCATGAGATCGAATGAGCAGACCTGATAAGTCTGCGGTTCGGGCTGCTCGGAGGTTGTTACGGTGATGCTTGGATACATGGCGGTTCCCCGTTCACTAGTTGGTTATGCGAAGGTTACAGTTCCCTGCATGGAAACGGTGCAGGTGGCGATTCCGGCCGCGTCAAAGGTGACGTCGCACGAGTCGATATACATGGCCGCGCCGGTCCAGACGCCCGTAGCCGACTCCACAGTAACGGCGACTGCGGCCGCGCCTGCGATAGCAGTCTGGAGCGCGTCATAGATGCCGGTGTTTTCGTCGTACAGGAAATCGAGAGAGATCGTCGAGTTCAGATCCGTCTGGTTAAACGCGACATCGCTGAGCGTCTTGGTGCGGATGATCGTCGGCGTGGTCGTGATCGTGCCGGTCGTGATCTGCTCTTCGTACTGGGCGGCGCCTACCTCGACGGTGAACGCGGCACCAGCCACGGATACAACTGCCATTTTCTTACTCCTTCATTGAGACGGAGACGTTTATCTCCGTGGTGTAGACGGTGCCTTGCGCTCCCACATCATTTAGCTGCGGGGGGTTTACGACATCCCAAGAGAATCCTGCGGGGATGAGCGGGAGTAGGAGGTCGATAGCGTTCTCGACGTCCAGGGTGGCGGCCTCATTGTTGCGAGGGCTGATAACGATGAGGACACGCCACCGAACACGGTAGCCGAGGGCTGTGCCTCGCTCATGGGTTATCCAGGGCGAGTCGGGCACGATGACGACAGCTGGTGGCCGAGGTACGGCGGGAACGGTCGTATAGACCTGTAGGCCCTGCCCGGTAAATGCCGCGACTAGAGCTTCTCTGGCTTCCGTGACGAGGGCTGTCATCCGATCATGCCCTTGACGTCCATGTACGGCCCCAGGAGGGACATGACGCGGCGCGTCATCCAGACCGACAAGCGATAAGGCCCCGGGCTGAAATCGGTTGCCACGGCCTGGCCACCTGCTGCGGTGCGTGCCTGAAAAATCTCGATCGCCACGGATAGAGCGGCTTCTTTGCAGGCTGCCGGCTCGAGTTCGTAGGCGCCGTCGGTGAGTAGGGACGCGACGATATCGTCGGCGGCTTCTGCCACCTGATCGTAAGGCTCGGTCGGCGGGTCATAGTCGAGGTCCAGCGCTGTCGCTAGTTCCTCACCCGTCACGAGTGCCATATCGTCGCGTCCCTATTCCGTTACCTGTTAGACCCGAACAATGCCGCAAGGGTTGAAGATTGCGGTCGTTCCAAAGCCATAGATAGCGACGTCTTTACCGAGCTGGGCAACGTTTTCTGCCGTAGCCAAACGCGGCCCGTCCTCAATCCAGGAAGCGGTGGTCGTGTTTGTAATGATGGCGCGGTTTGCCGGCAAAGTGCGAACGTGAATGACCGGCAGACCCGAGACGTTAACAACCAGGCTGGATGCCGTGGCCACGCCCGAAACGTTCTGAACCGTGTAGACGGACGGGTTAAAGGTTGACCACTCGCCAAACTTCTTAAACAGGCTTGAGCCTGCCAGAACGACGGAAGCCGGGAGCCCGGTCTCGGTCTCAACGAGGACAGAACCCTCAAAAACTACGCCACGGAACACTTGACCATCGGTATCGTTAGCAATGTTGTAGGAAAGATCTGAGCCGGCACAAGTCCGGGCCTCCAGAGCATCTCCAAATACCTTGTTAGTAATGTAAGCATAGGAGTTCAGCATGATGCGGTTATGTGCATCAACGTAGGAAGGGCTCGAGCGCTGCAAAAGCTGGTAGGAAATGTCCGAGCCAGCGGCATAAGTCTTAAGGCTTGCAGTACCCTTTTCAATGTCGATACGGACTGAGTTAACCTCGTCCTTTTCGTCAACCTGTTCTTCGACAATAGTAGCAATATCGCCATCGAAGTAAGGCCAGTTAAACTCCATACCTGAGGTGCCTGCCGACTCGGTACCCATTGCGGTAATGGCTGGGCGGCCGAGGTCGACGATACGCTTGACATCCTGCATGAAAATGGGCGGCATAACGCCCGGGTTGTTGTCCGTCACCTGATCGGTGAGCGTACGTGACTCGATCTCGCCAGCGTAAACGGCCTTTGAGTATTCGCCAAAGCTGCGATACTTGGCAAGCTCATGAACCTGGACTGGTGCAATAAATGAGCGGGCCTCGACTGCTGCGAGCTGCTCACGGACGGACGCGATAGCCTCGCGTGCCTCGATGTCTGCGGTTACCGCCGGTGCGGTTTCCTCGACGGTTTCGACTGACATGGATTCTTCCTCTCGGATCGCGCTAACGCCTGCGGTGGCGTAAGCGGGCATGTGGGTAATGCTGACCTCGGCCAGATTGGCGGCGAGGTGCTGAACGGTGGTCTTTGCGCGGTTCCACACGGACTTCGACGGCGAGAATCCAACGCTTAGGCCCTTGGCCGAGCCGGTGCGGATAAGGGTAGCGGCGTCGCGGCCCTGGACGGTGTTCGCAATATTAAAGTCGATGTAGAGGCCGTCGGCCTCATTCTTTGCGGCCGTAATAACGCCGATAGGCTCGCCGTGACGATAGGCAAGAGGCTTGCCGATGACGTCCTCGGGGCGGAATGCGTTAGCTGCGAAAGACTCGCGCACGTTGCCGATCTGGGTATCGAGGCCGTAGGGGACTGCGCGGCCGTAGCCCTGTCCAGCAATATCTGAGTTTTCGGTTGTCTCGCGCATCTCAATCACGAGATCTGCTGAGAATTCGGTCGTCTGCATCATGGCCTCAACTCGGGATCGGATTCCATTAGGTCGGGTAGGTCAAGGAGTTCGCGGGCCTCGTCTATCGAGATAACGTCAAGCGGGCGCAGCGTGGAAATTAGCGCAGCAATCTCGGCTGGGTTTCCGCGCAAGAATACAGAAGTGTCAAACTCGACGGCATGGCCCCGAGGCGTTACATCGTTCATGCTGAGTCGCTGCGAGATCTGAAGCATCACGGGCGTAAGGCTGAGATCAAGCAGCTGACGATAAAGGTCCGTCCGATTGGTGTAAGTCAAGCTCGATCCCGATTGGGTGGCATTGACCCAGGCCGCGTCGAGGTTGGCCTGGCGTGCGATCGCAAGGGCCGATGCATCCCGAGCCGCTACTAGCTGCATGTCGTTAGGGCTGAAGCCGCCAATGGTCTCGGTAGAAATGGTCGAGTTTAGGTAAGCGGTCGAGCGGTTAGTTCGGGCGGCTTCCCAAGCGTCGAGTAGGTCGTCGACGACTGCGCCTGGCAGATCCGCGCCGGAGTTCTTCAGGATGACGTTGGGCACTGGATACTCGGCATAGCGCAGCGATGCCGCCTCAAGAGCTGCGGCGGTATTACAGGCTGAGGCCATAGTGGTAAGCCAGCCGCCGGCGCCGTCACCGTCAAATCGGATGATGTCTCTCGGCGGAACAGGGACACCATTCCAATAAACGGTTCCATAGGCCGGAATTGGGTCCATGATTGCTTCGGTTGTGGATTCCGGCGTGAATGTTACCTGTGTGTAGGGCATCCACACGATTTCAGTCGGGTAGCCATCCCATGCCCGGCTCTCGACTTTCCAATAGGCGAAGCCGTACAGGAGCAGATCTTGGACCGTTCGCATCATTAGCGAGGCGTAGGTCGTCTGCATACTGGGCTGAACTAGGAGGCCTCTAGCTACGACCTGATCCTTGCCGACGTACTCCTTGAGAGGAAAAGCCGAGATCGTATTAGTAAAGGTCTTAAGACACTTGACGAATGCCGGCACCTGGAGCGCTACCCCTAGATTTACGCCATAGGTTTTAGAGGCTTGGATTTGTGCCAGGATTTGCCCGGAAGCGTCGCGGATGTACGGGACCGGCTCCGCTACTGCCTGCGCTACCGCTGACTGGATCTGAGCCTGGTCCCGCACAACCTTGAGTGAACGGGGAAACGCCACGGGTGTAATTCTCGCGCCATACCATACGATCGTCAAGTATCCAAGGATATCTGCGCTTTATGCGGGTCTAGTCTTGCTCGGGATCATCCCACCAGGACCAGATCATGCCGGCGACCCATGGCGGCCGCTGCTCCGCGGCCCGGCGCATGAGTTCCTCGATAGGCGCTGACAATTCCACAAATTGCGCTCGAGCCCGAACATACGTCGATTTCTGTTTGCCGGACGGTTTGGCATGGATGACGTAGGAGTCGCCGGTCCTTGAGTAGGCGAGCGCGTAGCCGACCGCGACGGTTCGGCAGGCGACGGCGAGTTTCCTAATGTGTCGCGGGTATTCGTGGTGTGGCGTGTCCTCGGACGTGAGAGCTAGTGCGATTCGATCGAGGTCTACGACTACGTCTCCAGGCTTGGCTCGTTCTCTGACCCATGTCGATTTACCTGCGCATGGGGGCCCGGTGATTACGTAAAGCATTAGGCCCGCCTCCTCGTGTGGATTCTTGCGAGGGGTCGAGGGGTTTTCGATGCCTGGTAGGCGGCAAACATGAGAGCCCGAGCCGCGTACACACCGCCGTGACCCATGCGAGCGCTCATCGTCCAGCCGCCTTGACGTTTCGAGATATTTGACTGAGTGAAATGCTCGAGGAGAGTTTCGGAGTCCTCGTGCAGAATCGCCCGCCGGTCGAATAGGTCGAGAATGTTCTGGGTTGCAGCTGCGGCCTCACGCTGCCCGACCAGTTCGTCGAAACGCTCCTGAAGGCGGTCGACATAGCCTGGAGTTACCTGTATGAATACGTTGGGGTGATCCTTGCGGATTTCCCCTAGACGTATGTCGACATCCTTAATCGTGCGGTGAGTCGTAACCCTGCACACGATGCGGCCGTCCTCGAGGGGTGCGGCGATTGCCACGGCGTGGCCCATACCGTCGAAGTCAGATTCGACGGCTATCGACCATGTGGCGGCCTCGGGAAGATCCTCAGCTGAGATTGTTTCCTTCCAATAGGAATCTTTGAGCCAATGGTTAGCCCGGGGTACCCATAGGTTCAGGTATTCGCGCAGCCATGACGATTGTTCGATGTTTTCCCATTGGCCGCGCAGATAGGCCTCGCGCTTTGGGTTCCATTCTGGTGAAGCGTATTTCCAGGTCTCGGGATCGTCGGGGTCAGCTGTAGGCGGAGCCGACCACTCGAGCAAGAGGATGCTGCCCGGATCGTCTGAGCCGAGATGGTCGATAGCCCGCTGCCGGTAGGAGGCCATCAGGTCGCTCGAGGAATCACCAGCCGTACTCACGAGCCAGGCCTGCGGCATGAGTCTCTCGGACATCGTTGGCGCGATAGCGCCCATGAATACCTGACTTGGAATGCTCCAGGCCTCATCGAGGAAAGCCATGTTAATCGAGAAGCCGACGCCGGCGGAATCGTTAGCCGCGTGGATTAGCCATCGGTCGCCAGTCGGTAACTCGATGCCTGCACGCTCATTTCCCCACCGGGCCGCTTGCTTTCCGTATTTCTCCACCGCCCAGATACCCGCCGGCCGCATAACCTCCATAGCGGTTGAGCGCTTATTGGCCACGTGCAGGATCGTCTGAGGCTCCCCGAATAGTTCCGCATGGTGAAGGCGCCACATACAGATCGCTCGAGAAAGCACCGATTTGCCCTGCTGTCTGCTGACGGTCAGACAGATGGTCGACCAGCACAACTCGCCGGTCTCGGGGTAATACTCGAGGGCCCGATCGAGCGCATAGCCCTGCCAGCCTCGCAGCTGCAATCCGTACACACTCGAAAGCCACTCACGGGCCGCCGGACCATGGCTAGCGAATGTCCCCCGTGGAGCGCCTGTTTCTAGCCGAGGTAATACGAATCCATCCTGGTGGAGTTTGGCCGTCTGCGGCCGTTCTAGGGGCTTCTGGGCCCATCCTGGCCGTTCTGGGGGAGAAGAGGCA